CGCTCCATATGTTCCGTTGATTATGACTCCATTAGTTTATGACCCAACTAACTTCACTCCAAGAAGAGGTGTTATGACTAGATACGCTAAGAAAATCGTTAGACCAGAATTCTACGGTAAGATTATCGTTGATGGTTTAAACACTTTATAATCTTTGAGTAGATTAGATAAGTAATAAACTTACAATAAAAAGAAAAGGGAGAGTAGAAATACTTTCCCTTTTTTTATTTAATATGACAAATTCTCCATATATATAGTTAGTATTATGGACGCAAGAATTATATTTAAAGCATACGACTTATATGAACATTCTATTGATGAATCAAATCGTAGAACAAATTCATATATGATGGCAAAACAACCGGATGGTGAGTTTGGTTATTTTAATGTAAATCAACTTGCTCTAACTTCTTCAAATACATTTGTTGGAAATCAAACTATAAACGGAAATCTTACTATAAATGGTGATATAAATGCAAACCAATTTTTAGTAACAACATCATCCGTAACACATTATACGGCATCTACCGAATTTGGATTGGATAGTGGTGATACACATAGATTCACAGGTTCGGTTAGAATTACAGGTTCATTAAATACTATCGGAAATTCAACTATTACTGGTTCATTTTTAGTGAGTGGTTCAACTACTCAAATTGGAAACAATAGTTTATTAGGTAATACATTTTTAAGTGGTAATATTGATGTAAGTGGTTCAACTAACTTCCACAATCACACAATTACAATGACTGGTTCAATGTACACAAGTGGTTCTCAATCAATCACCGGTTCATTGGATGTAAAAGGAAATATAAATGTAGCAAGTGGTTCTGAATTTTATTTAGCAGGAAATAAATTGTTTAATTACGGACAATTTAGTGATACAACAACACAAAGTGGTTCTGCAAATACGGCATATGCAAAAAAATTAAACACAACTGATTTTGCACATAATGTTTCAATCGTAAGTGGAAGTAGAATAACGGTTGCAAACACCGGAATATACAATTTACAATTCTCAACTCAATTGGCAAATACGGCAAACACAAACATTACATTTGATATATGGTTAGCATATACGGGTAGTAATGTTGCAAATACAAACACTCAAATAGATTGTAATAAATCAGCAGGACAATTAGGTAGACAAGTTGCAGCTTGGAACTTTATGTTACCAATCCATGCAAATGATTATGTTGAAATAATGTGGAGTTGTAATGCATCTACTGGTGAATTAGCAGCATTTGGAACACAAACAAATCCAAATAGACCAGCTGTTCCATCGGTAATTGCAACATTAACTCAAATTGGGTAACATTCTTTTTTTATTCTTATATTTATAGTAGTAAAACTATAAATTTTAAGTAATGTCTGTAAACACATACTGGTCTGGTTCAACTTATAACGCATTTTTATCCGCATCTGCATCTTTAGAAGCAACTCCATTTGGAATATATGATAATGATACTGATTTTAAAACGGATGCACCTAAAACAGCCGTTTGGGTAGCAAAAAGATTGGGATACCCTATTGTTAATATTGAATTGGATAATCAACAAATTTGGGCATGTTTTGAAGAAGCAACTTCCGAATATTCTGCACAAGTAAATCAATTCAACTTAAGAAATAACTTAGATATTTTAAGAGGTCAACCAAAGGGTAAAGTTACAAACTACTCACAAACACTTGTTGATGGTTCGTTTTTACCAACAACAGTTCGTATGGCACAACAATATGGAACACTTGCTGGAGTTGGAGGTTCAACTGCAATTAAAAAGGCATATGTAAATTTAACATCATCTGTTCAGACATATAACTTAATGTCGGGTGCATTTGATGTTGAAAGTGGTAGAAATTTTTCTGAAATATTTAGTGGTAGTTCAACTGTCGATGTAGTTAAAGTTTATCATGAAGCAATTCCTGCAATTACAAGATTCTTTGACCCGTATTCGGTAGGTGCACAAGGAACTTTAAATTTGATAAGTGAGTTGGGATTTGGTAACTATTCTCCAGCAGCACAATTCTTAATGATGCCTTTATATGAAGATGTATTGAGAATGCAACAAATTGAATTCAATGACCATATTAGAAAATCTGCACATACTTTCAATATTGTAGATAATAAATTGGAAATATTCCCAATACCAACGGGAACAGGAATGACAAAAGTGTACTTTGATTATATGAGTAGAGATGAATTTGAACACGACTCACAAACTGTTCAGGCAGATTCACTTTCCGATTATTCCGATATTCCGTATAACTTTATTCAGTATGGTAATATAAATGAAGTTGGTAAACAATGGATTAGAAAATACACACTTGCACTTACAAAAGAATTATTAGGTGCAATCAGAGAAAAATATAATTCAATTCCAATTCCAGATGGTGAAGTATCATTGGATGGTGCAGCATTGAGAGCAGAAGCACAAGTTGAAAAGGATACACTTATTACACAATTAAGAGAGAATTTAGAAGAAATGAGTAGAATTAAAGTGATGGAAAATAAAGCACATGAATCAACTCACCAACAAGAAATGTTAAGAAAAGTTCCACTTAAAATATATGTAGGATAATATGCCAAAGTTTATATTAGGAAGAGATGTAGAATTGTTTAAAAGTATAGCAAGAGAACTTGTAAGTGATGTTATACAAACTCCAATTGTTTTGTTTAAAATTAATTTAAACGAAACAAAGGTAAATTTGTATGGTGAAGCTATGAATAAAACTTGGTATCCTGGAGTTGAATTATTTGCATTAGTAGACAAAGAACCTGAATCGGCTCGTTATGAAGGATTTGGTTTGGATACTGACCAAAATGTTACATTCAAAATAGATAGATGGATGTTAGAAGAAAAATCAACATATCCAGAGGTTGGTGATGTTATAAAATGGAATGAAGGATATTTTGAAATTGACAACACAAACGAAATTCAAATGGCAGGTGGACAAACTTATAATAATTTTAGTGTTGTATGTTCTGCATTTATGGTAACTAAATCTAATCTTAATATAGAAGAAAGAATAAAATAATTATGTCAATAAATCCAATAAAACCAAATTTAAATAGAGCATCCGAAATAAAGGCAACAACGGGAGATGTTAAACAAAGTATAAAATTGTTTGACATTGACTATGCTATGATGACTTATTTAGAAGATACGGTATTACCTGTATTGGAAGATGGAAATGGTAAATCAGTAAAAATACCAGTTATATATGGTAATTCGGAAAGATGGGTTGGTGCAAGAAGGCAGGGTGTTTATAGAGATACACATGGTAAGGTACAATTACCATTGATGATGATTAGAAGAACATCAATTGCAAAAGATGATACAATGCCTATGTTAAATAGACATGTATCTTATACCGGTATTACAAAGTATTCACAAGATAATAGATACGATAGATTTTCAGCATTTGGAAGTGTTATAAATCCTAAAAAAGAAATTTATAAAATTACAATGCCTGAATATGTTGAATTGAATTATGAATGTATGTGTTGGACTTCATATACTGAACAATTGAACCATGTAATGGAACAATTACAATATACTGGAACATACTGGGGAGATAAAGATAAATTCAAATTCAGAACATCAATGGGTGAGTTTAATGTTATAAATGAAGTTGGGGAAGGAACGGAAAGAATTAATAGAGTTGAATTTTCTCTATCAGTTAAGGCATATTTACTTCCTGAAACATTTGATGGTGAATCACCTATTAAAAAATATATTTCAACCAAAAGAGTTGTTGTTTCAACCGAAACGGATGTTACAAGTGGAACTGGTAGATTGGAAGGTTTATTGACAACACCATCACCATATTATGATAATAAAGATTTAATAGATTTTTTATCTTTAAATAATAGTAAGATTCAAAATCCGGCAGTAGACAATACAATAACTTTTACAGGAGTAAAGTTAATAAAAACACCTGCTAGTTTAACTTCGGTAGTATCATCTGGCATAACGGTTGGGGATGAATCATATGATGTTAAAGTTTATATAAATGGTGTTAGATATTATCCAGCAACACACTTTACAATATCAATGACATTAAATACTTTAACTATAAATTTCAATTCGGCAAATATAGGATTTACTGTAGATAGTGGTGATGAAGTTTCTATAACCGGCAAATTTATAGATGTGTAATGAAACGAACATTGTTAGACATAACACAAAAAATTAGTAGAAAAGTTAATAAAACAATATTAATACCAATAAATTTAACAGATTCTACTTATTCAATTTGGGAAGCAACTAATTGGAGATTTGTGGATATTTTAAGAGAAGTAGAAGTTAGAGAAACACAAGATAGAGTTTCCATTTATATAAACACACAGTCAATAAGTGCAAGAGATTATGTGGTTGAATCAACATCAACTGGTTTACATATTAAATTTATAAAATCTAATTTTGAATTTGAATTGGATGAAACTGATTATATAGAAATAAAAGGTGATATAGAACAATATGCTTAGAAAATTTTCATCAAATACTAAAAAATTAAATAGGATTATTCCAAAAATAAATCCTAATAATTTAAATGATGATTTATACATCACAGGCAGTTTATTAAATATAAAATTACCAACAACATCTTCGTATCAATCACATACCAAAACCAATCCAAATCCTATTAAGTTAGTAAATAATAAAAATAAGATATCCGATTTTCATAATGAAATATTACAATTTGGTGCAAGACAAAATGGTAGAACAATTGATGCATTTGATAATCTAAACAATACATTAACTATTTATAATGCTTATACCGATTACGGAACGGAAGGTGCATCACCTGAAAATTTTGAAGTTTTGGTATTTGGTTTACATATTCCTGGAGATTATACAATAAAAAACATTGAAAATAATGTAGTTATAACATTAAATGATTCGTATATTGATTTTGATAATGTAACAATAAATGATATTTATGTTATAGGTAAATTGGTAGACATACCGATTGCTTCAGAAAACAACATAGTTTTATCAACTGAAAACGATTTAGATTTAATTATATAAGATGGCAACAGCAAGAAAAAGAATATCGGAATTAACAGCATTAACATCGGCATCATTAGATACGGTGATAGTTGGTGTAGATAATGGAACAACCTATAAAATAGAATTGGATGTTCTAGCAGACGCAGTTACTTCCAGAGTAAACATATTGGATAGAGATAGATTATCATCTTTAGAGTCGGTAACATCTTCTTTTGAAACTAAAGGTAGAAGTTTAATAAGTTCATCTGCACAAATAACTGCATTAGGATTTACATCATCGTCTGCAAATTTAACATCACTTAATTCATTTACATCTTCACAATCTGCAATAAATACGGCATTAACAAATGGTATCAATGCAAGATTAACAACATCTTCATTTGAGTCATTTAGTTCATCGGTTCATTCGGAAATACTTGCAGCAACTAACGAACAAGATTTGACTCCATATGTTACTAATTTGGTATATGGTGTATTGAGTCAAAGTGTTGATAGTAGAATAGATAATTTGGAATTAAATAGTGGTTCTTATTTAACATCTTTAAGTGGTGCAATAAGTTCTTCATCACAATTGACAAGTTCATATGATGAAAGATATGTTTTAAGTGGAAGTATTACTCAAACAACTTGGGATAATATTAGTGGAAAACCTTCTGGGTTAGTTTCACAATCTACGGATTTAACATCTTTGAATTCAAAAACAGGAAGTTATGCAACAACAGGTTCTAATACATTTATTGGTAACCAAAGAATAACCGGTTCAGTATCTATATTAATTCCAGGTGGAACTGCATATGCATTAAACGAAAATCCATCTTCAAATAATGAGTTTTGGGCTTATGTTGTTGATTATCCAAATGCACAGAATGTTGCAGTTGGTTGGACAGCTGCAATTGTAGGTGGTGGAACTTATACCGTAACTGCAGTAAATTACCAACACCCATTCAATAAAATTACATTAAGTGATGGTTCATTGACAATGGGGTATAGAATTGGTATAAACTTTTCAAAATCTTCAAAATTATGGGAGTTTAATTCTAATGGAACATTGACGGGTTTACCAGATGGTTTGATTAGTGGCTCATCACAATTGACAAGTTCATTTGATGGAAGATATTTAGTAACCGGTTCTATAGCATCATCTATAAATCAATTAAACACATTTACTGCAAGTGTTTCAACTGCAAGTTTAGTAAATAGATTAAACGCAATTGAAAGTGTAAGTGGTAGTTGGATTACTGAAAATGAAACTGGTTCATTTTTGACAAGTTTGAGTGGTGCAATAAGTTCATCGAATCAATTAACTGCATCATTTGATACAAGATACACATTAAGTGGGTCAGTTCAACCTTTACCAAATAATTTAATAAGTTCATCTGCACAAATAACTTCATTGGGATTTATTAGTTCTTCGGATAGTACAACTGAATTAAATTCATATACATCATCTTTAAAAAATGCAATTGAACTAACAGGTTCGACTGTTTCATTTTTAGGAAATATTGTTGTATATGGTACACAATCTGTAATTAGTTCAACAAATGTAGAACTTTCCGATAATATTCTTTATCTATCACCAACTGCATCTACCGATAATGATTTGGGTATTGTTGGACATTATAACGATGGAACTTATAGACATGCCGGTATCTTTATGGATGCAAGTGATGGACATAGTTGGAAAGTATTTAATGGATTACAAACCGAAACCACTGCAACTGTTGATACATCTGGTACTGGATTTACATTAGCAGATTTCAAAGCAGGAGTAGTTACAGGTACTTCATTCAATGGTGTAATAAATGCAACAAATGGTGTAATTAGTGGAAGTTCACAATTAACTTCTTCATTTGATACGAGATATGCAATATCGGCAAGTTATTTAACAAGCCTGAATGGTGCAATTAGTTCATCATCCCAATTGACGGGTTCGTTTGATACACGATATGCTTTGAGTGGAAGTGGTGGTTCTTTACCATCAGGTTTAATTAGTGGTTCTTCACAATTAACTTCTTCATTTGCTACAACAGGTTCAAACTCATTTAGTGGTTCTCAAACTATTACTGGTTCATTAATAGTAAGTTCAGTAGCAGTTGTAAATGGTGGAATAACAATACCAACTGGTTCAACTATATCTTTGACAAGTGGTAGTAATCTTTTTGTAGATGCAAGTGGTGGAATTACGGGTTCATTAAGTGGTTCGGTTTTTGGAATTGGTGATGTAGTTGCATTTAGTTCTTCTGTTAATAATAGAATAATTAGTGGAAGTGCACCTGTTGGAACTGTAAGTGGTTCTTCACAATTAACTGCATCATTGGATACAAGATATTTAACAATTGATGGTGATGGTGTTATTAGTGGTTCTACACAATTAACATCTTCGTTTGAGGTTAGAGGTAGTGGAATATATTCATCATCTGCACAACTTCCTTCTGGATTAGTAAGTGGTTCATCACAACTTACTTCATCATTAGACACAATATATTTAACAATTGGCGGTGATAATGTAATAAGTGGTTCATCACAATTAACGGCATCGTTGGATACAAGATATGCTGCAAGTGGAAGTGGTGGTTCATTACCATCGGGAGTAATTAGTGGTTCATCACAATTGACAAGTTCATTTGATGGAAGATATTTAGTAACCGGTTCAGTAACTTCATCAATATTACAATTAAATGCATTTACCGCATCTAATGCAAATACTTCATTAAATTTATTTACATCTTCATTAAATGTTTGGAGTAGTTCATTGGCAACAACTGGTTCAAATACATTTAACGGAAACCAAACAATTACAGGTTCGTTGAATTTAACGAATGGAAATATTGTTGCATCACAAATTACTGCAAACACTTCATCACTTTATTTGACAAGTGGAAGTAATATGTATGTTCAAAATAATGGAGTAGTAGAAATTACTGGTTCAGTAGTTGTAAGTGGTTCAGTAAATATCATAACAACATCTCCATTACAAATCGGAACTGGTAGTGGTGATGAAGGTGGTGAAATTTTGTTAGCAAAATCAGCAACAAATTCAACTTTAACTGGAAGTGGTATCACAATAGATTCATATAGAGATAGATTACGAATTTTTGAACAAGGTGGTGATGCAAGAGGTGTTTATATTGATTTAGCTAAAACTCCAACCGGTGTTTCGGGTGAATTGATATGGAAATCATCTGGAATGGTAAACGCGGGAACATTCGTAACATTAGATAATATAAAAGTAACCATCACATCAAGTGGTAGTAGAGGATTGAGTGTAGCAACTGTGAGTGGGACGGTTTCGGGTTATATATCAGGTCATTATGAACTTATAAGTGGTTCACCATATGGTATGTCAAGCACCACAAGTTTATCAACAACTGCAACTTCTTCATTGTTTGGTTGGAATTTTGTTAATGAAGGTGATATGGCTACCTACATTTTAAGAGATAATACGAATAATAGAGTATATAGAATTATTATGATAATTGGTGGTGCATACAATAACAATTTTATTTCAATAGAAAGATTATATTAATGAGTATAACATTTTCAAAGGGATTTAGTATATTACCAATACCTACATTTGTAAGTAGTGGATTGGTATTACATTACGACCCATCTAATGTTGCATCATATCCGGGAAGTGGAACAACTATTACGGATTTAAGTGGAAATGGTAGAAATGGAACAATGTCAAATTTATCCTTTACATCTCCATACTTTACATACAATGGTTCTTCTTCACAAATTTCGGTTGCAGATAATACATTGTTAGAACCAGGAAGTGGTGATTGGACAATGGAAGTTTGGGTTAATCAATCGGTAGCTGGAAATGATGTAGTACTTGGTAAATTTAATGCAGGTGGTTTGGCATCAAATGTAAGTTATAGTATTAGAACTACATCTTCAACATATTATGCACAATTTGGTTCAGGTGCAGGTTCTGGTGCAACATTATATCAAAATAGTTCAAATCATGTTGGAACACTTAATACTTGGTATCAAATAGTTTATGTATTTACTAATATTGCAACTAACACACTTGAAACATTTGTGAATGGTAGTAGTATAGGTAGTGTAGGACATAGTTTGGCTAGTTTATTAAATACAACTACAAATTTATACATTGGTTCATACAATGGTGGTGAATACAATCAATGGTTTGATGGAAAAATTGGTATAACAAGATTATATAATAAAGCATTAACTGCATCGGAAGTTTTGAATAACTACAATGTAGATAAATCTAAATACGGAATATAATATGGCAATAGAATTTAGAGGAGGTACTTTAACAATTGGTTCAACAGCTTTGTATCCGTTTACATCATTTACATTTACAACGGCTGGAGCTAGTGGTTCATTGGGCCCATCTGGTTCTGCAATATTAGCAGCATATACCGGTTCTTCATCTGGAAGTTATTTTTCAAATAGAACATTCTTTACAACTGGTTCATTTCAAGGTTATCAAATATGGACTGTACCGGAAACTGCAACTTACGAAATTGAAATAGCTGGTGCAGCAAGTGGTGTTAGTTCGTATCCAAGAATATATTCTGGTTCTATGGGTGCAATTGTTAAAGCAAGAGTTCCCCTAACACAAGGACAAAAATTTACAATGGTTGTTGGTCAGAGAAGTTTGAATACTGCAACATCTGGTTTAACATATGTTGGTGTCGGTGGAGGTGGGGGTTCATTTTTTGTTTTATCGGGTTCAAATACACCTTATTTAGTAGCAGGTGGTGCAGGAGGAGTGGGTGCATATAGTGGTGACCCATTGGGAGGTGGTATTTTACGAAGTGGTTCATTATCTGGAAATGGTTCAACATCAACAACTGGTTCTAACTCATTCAGAGGTGCAGTTGGTGGTACGGGTAGTTTGGGTGGTAAATCTCATATATCTGGTTCAACCACATCTTTAAATGGATATGATGCTGGAGGAGGTGGTGGTTTTACTGGAAATGGTTTTCAGGGAGTAAACGCAACAGCAGCAATATCTCCAACACCAGGTGCAGCAACAGGTGGAGGTGGTATGTCATTTATTAGTGGTTCGATAGGTGGTGGAGCATCTACATCTTATACACCTAACAATGCAACTGCAGGTGGTTTCGGTGGAGGTGGAGGTGGTACTCCTATTGCCGGTGGTGGGGGTGGTGGATATGCCGGTGGTGCTGGTTCATATGCAACTACTAGTCCTGTTGCAGATGGTGGAGGAGGAGGTAGTTCGTATATTATATCAAACGCAACTACAATATCAACATCTGACGGAAACTATGGTGGATTAAATACATTTAGTGGAAGTACAATTACAAATCTTAACTCATATAATAGTGGAAGTGGATATATACGAATAACTAAATTATAAGATATTTATAGGATATGGCAAGTTTAATTAGATTAAAACAAATAGAAAGTGGTTCGGCATTAACAACTGCAGCAGCAACAGGTACAGATTTTTCACAATCAGTAATTGATATTGTGGCTGCAGAAGTAGTTGGTATTTTACCCGATGGTGTAGTTAGTTCATCTGCACAAATTGTATTACAAGAAACTAGTGGATTATTATCCGGTTCGAAAGTAATTGGAGATATTGCTGCAACTTCTGTAAACTATGGTGATATCATTGGATTGCCAACATTAGTATCGGGTTCTTCACAAATTGTTTCAATATTAGAACCATTAAATCAATTCAGTTCTTCTATTAATCAATTCAGTTCATCATTGGATAGTGGATTTGCAACGGATGCTGAATTGGCTGTTACAACTTCTAATTTGAATGTTGATATGGGTGAATGGTAATATATAAAAATTAAATATATTAAAATATATTTACACTTATTTATTGGTTAGATAAAAAAACTATATTTATAGGAAGTAAACGAGAAAATTTCTTAAAAAGAGAATAACAAAATATGGCACAAATCATTAAACACAGACGTGGTTCGTTGGAAGCCCTTTCGGCAGTAACCTCATCATTAGTAAAAGGTGAAATCGTAATTGCATCGGGTTCATCAAATTTAACAGTAACCAATGGTAGTTCTTTGGTGTTCACTGTTCCTGCTGACGGACAAGTTCAAGCAGTAAATAGATTCCTTATTGGAGATAATGCACCAAACACATTTGCAGGTTCTACATATAATGGAATGGTTAAAGGTGTTCCTTACTACGCAAGTGGTAGTTCAACTTTATATTTGTTAGGAACGGACAGCAACGATGCTATAAACTTAGTTGGTAACATCCAACCATTTAGTTCTTCAGTTGCAGCTTCAATCAATGCATTAAGTGCTTCGATTGGTAGTGGAACAATCGGTAACTCTGTAACCGCATTGAATTCATTTACAGCTTCACAAGAAACTAAAAATTCTACATTAGCTACTTACACTGCAAGTGTTGATTCTAAATTTAGTACATTATCTACATTCACCGCATCACAAGAAACTAAAGATTCAACTTTAGCTACTTACACTGCAAGTGTTGATACTAAGTTTACTACATTAGGAACATACACTTCATCTTTAGAAACTAAAAATTCTACATTAGCAACATATACATCGAGTGTTAGTGGTAGATTGACAAATTTAGAATCCACATCTGCAAGTGTTAATGTTAGTATCACAAATATAAATTCATACACTGCATCTAATGATACAACAAATACTGCACAAAATGCAAGATTAACTTCGTTAGAGGGTGTAACTGGTTCATACGCAAAAACAACAGAAGGTAACACATTCAACGGAAACCAAGTTATATCTGGTTCGGTTTATGTTACTGGTTCATTGATTGTTTATGGTTCATCTTCATTACAAAATGTAACCGCTTCACAAGTTGAATTAGGAACAAATACAATATTATTAAATACGGCAAACCCATCAGTTAGATTTGCAGGTATTAAAGTTGTAGATTCTGGTTCATCTGCAGCTACTGGTTCATTACTTTGGGATTCTCAAAATAATGTTTGGTTATACCAAAATCCATCCGGAGCAGCTTATACTTCAGCTAGATTAATATCTGGTCCTCAAAATTCTGGAGCATTAGGTAGTGAAGTAGGTTTGACAACTGGTAGAATGGTAGTTGCAAGTGGTGACGACCATATCAGTAGTTCAATTGCATATCAATCGGGTACAAAAATAACAATTGAAGGTGATTTAGATGTAACTGGAAATATTAGTGGTTCAATAGTTGGTATAGGTAATGTAACTGCATTCTCTCAATCGGTAGATAGTAGATTGGATTCAGTAGAAGCTTCTTTAGGTGGTGGTGGTTCAATAGGAACTAGAGTAGCAGGATTGGAAACATTCACTGGTTCACAAGAAACTAAAAATTCTACATTAGCTACTTACACTGCAAGTGTTGATTCTAAATTTACAACTTTAGAAACTTACACTGCAAGTGTTGATAATAGATTGGGTCAATTAGAAACAAATAGTGGTTCTCAAGCATCACAGCTTTCTAATTTACAATCATTCACGGGTTCACAAGAAACTAAAAATTCTACATTAGCTACATATACTGCAAGTGTTGATTCACATATAACAAATGTAAACTCATATACTGCATCTAATGATACAACTAATACTGCACAAAATAACAGATTAACAAAATTAGAAGCATTTACTGGTTCACAGGAAACTAAAGATTCAACTTTAGCTACTTACACTGCAAGTGTTGATAGTAGATTATCTCAATTGACGACTGATAGTGGTTCTCAAGCGGCTAGATTAACTTCTTTGGAAACATTTAGTGGTTCACAAAATACAAAAAATTCAACATTAGCAACTTATACAGCAAGTATAGATGTTAATATAGCAAACATACACACATTTACTTCTTCTTTCGGAACTACATTTAGTTCTTCGGTAGATAGTAGATTGGATACATTAGAAGGTACTGGAACAATACAAGGTGTTGGTACTGGAAATAATGTAACATTTGCAAAAGTAACAACTTCTGGTGATGTGGTTGTGGGTGGTGATTTGGTAGTACAAGGTAATACTGTATCATTAAATACTTCAACATTATTAGTAGAAGATAAATTAATTACATTAGCAAGTGGTTCTACAAACGCAGCAACAGCAAATGGTTCAGGAATCGAAGTTGCAGGTGCAAACGCAACATTCACTTACGATTCTACACCAAATGCATGGACTGCAAATATTCCAATTTCAGCATCAGCATTTACAGGTTCGTTTAACTTACCTACTGGTGGTTCTTCTAAGAGAATTGCATTTAGAACGGCAGCTGGTAACTTAGATTTAGTAACAGCACCTACAACAAATGGTGATGTTTTACAATGGAATGGTACTGATTTTGTAATGAGTAACACAATAGATGGTGGTTCATTCTAAGAAATAAATTATCCCCTCTGAAATATGGGGGGGATTAAAAAATCTTTTTAATGAATTACTAAAATAAATAAAATAATGGCTCAAAATATATTACAAAGACGCTCGGCGATACAAGGTAAAGTTCCAGATACCTCATCCTTACAGGTTGGAGAAATTGCAATAAATACCTATGATGGTAAAGCCTTTATACATAAATCAGGTTCTACTGAGTCTATTGAGTCTTTTGTTATTACCAATTCTACAACAACGGGTTCAATCATAATAACCGGTACGGGTTCATTTGGTGAAGCAAGTATCACATATGATGCAAACATTGGACAGGATTTATATGTTACAAGAGATATAGTTGGTAATGGTGATATAGATATAGCAGGAGCTGTATCCGCATCAATAGTATCAGCATCGGTATTCATAGGTAGTGGTGCTCAATTAACCGGAGTTACCGCTTCAATGAGACCTGATGATTTTGACTTCAATTCAGACCCATTTGCCGGTTCAACTGGATATATTCAAGCAAGTGGTTCTCTTTATAAAGTTGCAACTACTCCTACCGCAGTTGAATTTAGATATAATGATACAGCATTTGCAACCTTTCAAACTGGAAGTACAAGTTTATATGGAATAGGTGATGTTTTAGCATTCAGTTCTTCGGTATCAAGTAGATTGGTTGCATTGGAAGCTGGACCAGATGGTGGACAATTCTAAAATAAATTAAACAAAATTATAATAAGACCCCTACGAAAAAAGTGGGGGTTTTTGTTTTTATAATATATTTATGTTCGTAGTATATACTACACTTTCGTTATATAACATTTAAAATATAGTCCATAGATATGGCCCAAAGCATTATACTCAAGCGTTCTTCGCTTCCGGGTAAGGTACCTGATACAGGTTCTCTAAACGCCGGTGAATTAGCAATCAATACATATGATGGTAAAATCTTTATAAAAAGGTCGGGCAATTTAGACTCTATTCAAAGTGTTTTAACAACGGATTCAATTACAACTGGTTCAATCACACTTACACAAACGGGTTCTTTTGGTGAATTAACGATAACACAAGATGCAAATGTTCAAAGAGATTTATTTGTAATTAGAGATATTATAACCAATAGAGATATTGATGCTGGTGGAGATATTAGTGGTAGTGGACTACAAGTTAATGACACATTAAATATTGTACATGGTAATTTCAGTTTATCGGCTAGTACCGCAATAACTGGTGCAGTTGGTATAGATGGTGATTTGACTATTTTGGGTGCAGTTAATGCAAGACAATTCAATATTAATGTAATTTCATCTTCGGTAATATATCAAAGTGGTTCAACTAAATTTGGTGATACAATAGATGATACACACGAATTTACTGGGTCAATTGACATAAGTGGTAGTGTAACGGCAACATCATTTATAGGTGATGGTAGTGGTTTAACAAATATAACAACAACATTTAATGGACAGACAACTTTAATAAATGAAGTTGATGGAAATGTTTTATTAAATAATTCAATAACTGATTTGTTTTTACAATTAGGAACTAATAATTATTTGGATTTTGATTTTAATAATTAACCATATTTATAAGAAACATAAAATAACTAGATGGCAGCTATATTTCAACTAAGAAGAGGAACATCAAATGTAACACTTGCAGATGGTGAATTGTATTTACACAAAGGAAGTGGTTCAATTCAATTTGGTAGTGGTTCGAGTAATGTAATTACATTGTTACCATTGGATGTACCTGCATATGGTAATGTTAATTTAATTGGTAACATTTCTGCTTCTGGTGATGTGAGAATTGGTGGAAACATTTATTTAGGTAATGCCTCAGCTGACAATATACAAGCTTTAGGTCAATTTACTACAAATCTTATTCCAAATGGTACTATTGATATTGGTACCACATCGGCTCCTTGGACAAATGTATATGCAAATAGAATATCTGCATCGGTTATTACGGGTTCTTTTAGTGGTAGTATTAATGGTGTTGAGTTTACAACATTCTCAACTTCAGTAGATGTTAGATTAGACCAATTAGAAACCGATTCTGGTTCACAAAATACAAGAATAACTGGTTTAGAATCTAAAGCTACTACATTACAAACTTATACTGCAAGTGTTAATACAAGAATTGACCAACTTGCAATATTTACAGGTTCATATGCAACAACTGGTTCAAATGTATTTGTAGGAAATCAAAATATTACTGGTTCATTTATTGTTAGTGGTTCAAATATAGAACTTAAAAGAGATTGGCCTGCAGTAGGAACTGAATCTCATTTTTTAAGACTTGCACCATTTACATCATCAACTGGTAGATATTATGATGGATTGAGTGTTGGTGTTGAACATTGGAATGATGGTGAGGGAACATATGAACATTCATTATTAATTCACTCTTTTGATGATGATACTGTTCAAAATTATGGTGCTGAACTTAATGTAGGGCCGTATAGAACTCATATGAGAGTTTATCCATCTGGTTCAAATGGTAGTTTGACAAATGTGTCAGTACAAGAATTATCAAACGGAAAAACTCAAGCATTAGTATATGGTGATTATGTACAAATTGGTGCACTTGTTGGACAAGATATTTTAATAGGTAATACTGGTTCATTAATTACTGTTAGTGGAAGTAATATGTTACTTCACACACCATTAACATCTTCATATGCAATTGTTTCAACATTATTTAGTGGTTCAATTAGTGGTATTGGAAATGTAACGGAATTTAGTTCATCAATATCTAATAAATTTGAAACAATATCAAATGTTACAACTTCATTTGATAATAGATTGGATAGATTAGAAGAAAGCACACAATCTTTAAATGACTATTCACAATCATTAAAAGATGCAATTGATGTAACTGGAGGTGATACAAGAATAAAAGGAAACTTAATAGTTGATGGTACACAAACTTCTTTAAATACAACAAATACCTATGTTGAAGATAAGTCAATAACATTGGCAAGTGGTTCAACCAATTCAAGTATTGCAGATGGTGCTGGTTTTAACATTGCGGGTGCAAATGTTTCAATGAGTTGGGAAGATGGAAACCAAAGATTATATTTTAATACAAATTTAGGTATACAAGGTTCAATAAGTTCATCTACAATAATTGGTTTAAATGGAGTAAGTGTAAATGTATACTCTACATCGGTTGATAGTAGATTATCAAATTTACAATCAAAATCTGCAAGTGTGGATGGTCATATTGTAGATATTAACACATATACTGGTTCAAATGATATTTTAAATGCATTACAAACTACAAGAATTGACCAATTAGCTGCATCAACTGCATCGGTTAATTCATTTAGTTCATCAGCAACGGCAAGTATTGTTGAATTATTTGGTAGTTCTTCAAATCACGAAAATAGAATCGATGGTTTAGAAACTAAATCAAATACAATTGAAATATATACGGCAAGTGTTGATGTTTCTATTTCTAATTTAAATAATTTTACATCATCACAAAATGAAAAAGATGTAGTTATTTCAAATATAACATCTTCATACAATTCATTTACAGGTTCAGCAACAGCAAGTATCGTTGAATTATTTGGTAGTTCTTCAAATCACGAAAGTAGAATAGATAGTTTAGAAAATAAATCAGTAACATTAGAAACTTATACTGCTAGTGTTGAAAATAGATTTACAACAATATCGGAAGTAACCACTTCATTAAATTTACATACTGCTTCATTAAATTTATTTACATCATCTACTTACTCTAATTTTAGTCAGTCAGTAGATAATAGATTAGATAACTTAGAATATACAACCTCAATCTTAACTCCAGAAGGACAGGCTGAAGCATTTAATGCAATAAATACCTTTACAGGTTCTGCAAATAATAGATTAAATAATTTAGAATTAACTTCCGCATCATTAAATTTGTGGAGTTCGTCTTTAAATACAACATTTGCAACCGATAGTGAATTAACATCGGTTTCAACATCAATATCAACATCTATTCAAAGTTTAAGTCAATCTTTGGATGGTAGATTAGACCAATTAGAAAGTGATTCTGGTTCTCAAAATACAAGAATTAATACTTTAGAAACAAAATCAAATACACTTCAAGCGTATACTACAAGTTTGGATGAACATGTTTTTGATATAAACACTAAAACTGGTTCATTTGAAACTAAATTCTCTACATTAGCAAATTATACAAGTTCAAATGATACATTAAATTCGTTACAAACTACGAGAATAGACCAACTTGCTGCTGGAACAGCATCGGTTAATTCTTTCACTGCATCTGCAGATAATAGATTGGATGTTATTGAAACAACATATGCAACAACGGGTTCTAATACATTTAACGGAAACCAAATCATATCTGCATCGGTTTATGTAACTGGTGATATGATTGTATATGGTTCATCTTCATTACAAAATGTAACTGCATCTGCAGTATCAATTGGTACTAATACGGTAATTCTTAATACGGATACACCGGCCGTTAGATTTGGTGGTGTTTCGGTGGCAGATAGTGGAAGTGGTGCAGGTGTTAGTGGTTCATTGTTCTGGGATTCATTAAATAACAACTGGATTTACCAACATCCAACCGGTGGTCCTGAAGGTGGAATGAGTGCAATATTAATTTCTGGCCCTAAAAACTCTGGTTCTTTAGGTGACGAAGCTCATATAACATCGGAAAGATTGATGGTGGCGTTGGGTGATGACCATATTGGTAATTCAAACATTTATCACAATGGAACAATTACTGCATTTGCTGGTAATTTGGAAGTAACTGGTTCAACAACTTTAGGAACGGTAAACATTACTACTTTAAATGCATCAAATGGTGTAGTATCTGGTTCATCACAAGTATTAGATATTTTATCATCATTAAATACATATACCGGTTCAAATGATACATTAAATTCATTACAAACTGCAAGAATTGACCAATTAGCTGCATCAACTGCATCGGTTAATTCATTTACATCATCTATTGATACTACAATAAAAACTAAATTGAATGTAGAAGGTGTAGTATCTGGTTCGTCTCAAATTACATTATCTTCAACAACTGGTGGTGGAACAACTGCAAATGTTCAATTTGGTTCATTAGGAATTGGAACTACTGCAAGTGGTGTTAGTGGTGAGATTAGAGCAACTGGTGATATCGTAGCATTCTATTCATCTGACGAAAGATTAAAAGAAAATATCCAACCGATTCAAAACGCATTATCAAAAGTTGAATCAATTAGTGGTAACACATACGATTGGAAAGAAGGATTTGAAACAATACATTCACATACTGGACATGATTTGGGAGTAATAGCACAAGAAGTTCAATCAGTATTACCAGAAGTAGTAACTGAAAGAGAAACTGGATATTTGGCAGTTGATTATGTGAAGTTAGTTCCTGTCTTAATTGAAGCGATAAAAGAATTATCTGCAAAAGTTAAGGAATTGGAAAATAAATAGATATTTATATATTATTAACCGTACTAAAAAGAAGGTAAACTAAATGGCACTTAAATTTAGACGTGGGACAACCGCACAGAAATCAGGTTCGTTAGCATTCGGAGAACCATATGTGAATACCACATTGGGAACATTACAAATCGGACTTGAAAGTGGGGATGTAACTCTTTCATCAACAGGTACGGGTAGTAATTTAGTAGTTGGTGGAATCTCAGGTTCTTCATTAAACATTACTGGAAACGCAAAAGTAGATGGTAATTTATCATTAGGTGGACAACTTACAATTGGTGACAATACATCTGATACGGTAAATGTAGTTGCATCTTTAAGTTCATCTCTTATTCCATCCGAAACAAATGCATTCGACTTAGGTTCTTCAACAAAAATTTGGAGAGACTTATATCTTTCAACAGCTTCAATCAAATTAGTTGATGGAAGTGGTGTGGTTGTGAATACCATTACAAATACAAATATCGTAACAACTGATAGTATTGCAAGTGGTAGTATCACATTAACAAATTCATTACCAACTGGAGTAGTTTCTGGTTCATCACAAGTGGTTGGTATATTGAATTCTGTAAATTCATATACATCCTCATTAAAAAGTGCATTATCAGTTAGTGGTGCAGATTTGACGGTGTTAGGTAATTTGACTGTACAAGGTGATACAACTACAATTAATACCGCAAACTTACTAGTAGAAGACCACATAGTTGAAATTGCAATTGGTGCAAACACATCTTTAGAAGCTAATGGTGCTGGTCTTCGTATCCCTGGTGCAGATGCAATTATTAGATGGAGTCATACTGGTTCAGCATGGTCTTCTAATAAATCATTTGATGTCGTAGGAGATATAACAGTTAGTGGTACAGTTGATGGTGTTGATGTTGCATCATTAAATTCAAATATAAACACATTTACTGCATCACAAGAAACTAAAGATTCGACTTTAGCAACTTATACGGGTTCAAATGATACAAAATGGTCTACATTAGATTCATTGAGTGGTTCGTTTGCAAGAACAAATTCGACAAATATATTTAATGGTAACCAAACTATTACAGGTTCGTTATATGTAACACAAGATTTAGTAGTTGCCGGTTCATCATCTATTCAAAATATTAGTTCTTCAAATTTAGTAATTGGAACAGCATATGTAACTTTAAATACAAATAGTCCATCATCTAGATATGCTGGGTTGTTAATTACAGACAGTGGTTCAGCGGGTTCTTCTGGTTCATTCTTATATGATTCGGTACAAGATGAGTTCATATTTGTTCACAAAGGAAACGGAACAAATGTAACATCTTCACATTTCGTATTAGGTCCTGAAACATATGATAATTTAGGAAACGAAACTTATCTTACAAGTAATAGAGTACCAAAAGGAACTGGTAAAGAACATTTAAATGATTCAAATATTACTGACAATGGTACAACGATTACTTTGGGTTCTAATACTGTTGTAACTGGTACAATAGTTGCAAGTGGAACCACTTTAATTTCTGGTTCATCACAAGTTTCAATACAATCTACAACTGGATTTGGAACATACTTAAATCAGGGAGTATTAAGTACATCGGATGTAAGACACAATTCATTGGGTATTGGTATGGCTGCATCAACAACTACTGGTAGAATTGATGCAAGTGGAGATATCGTTGCATACTCAACTTCAGATAGAAACTTCAAAGAAAACATTACTCCAATTCCAAACGCATTAGAAAAGATTTCTAAAATTAGTGGTAACACTTACGATTGGAAAGAAGATATGAAAGATTTCCACGGATTTGAAGGAAACGATGTCGGTGTAATTGCACAAGAAATCGAAGAAGTATTACCACAATTGGTAACTACAAGAGAAACGGGATATAAGGCAGTTAAATACGACAAATTGGTTGCATTATTAATTGAAGGTATTAAAGAACAACAAACACAAATACACAATTTAACTTTAGAAGTTGAAAATCTAAAGAAACAAAAAGGGTTATAGTTAATGTATGACATTTATTACACCACCGCTGGAGGACCTTGGTTTAACAGTGGTGCTGATATATGGGTAACTAATTGGATAAAGGAAGTGGCACCTAATTTAGAAGTTAAGCCACTTCTTTTATTTCATAGAAAGAGGCCAAACAATTACGAAGAATTTCCAATTGATATAGACCACGTTTGGGAAACGGATGAATTAAAAATAGATGAGTTATTAAAGGGTGCAAGAAAAATTCACATATTACATGGTCATTACACACCAACAACTGCAATATACAATAATATAGATAAAATTGATTCAATCGTATTTCACAATTTGACTAAAGTATCGTTAGTAGGTCAAATGAATAAAGATGAATATTTGCATTGGTATGGGAATTGGGAATGGGAAAGTGAATTAATAAATAAAGTTAAAAATAAAATTTGGATAGGATTATATAATTTTCCATATCAAACGGATAAATTACATATTATTCCAAATTATTACGAATTTATAGAAGAAAAAGAATTGTCTAAATCTACCAAAGTAGGATTTGCAGCAAGAGTTGAAGGTAGAAAAAATGTGGAATATATAGATAATATCGATTCGGTATTGTTTACAAATTCAGAAACATTAGACAAATATTATATAAAAAAATATGGATACAAATTTCAAAAAAGTAGAATTTATAAATTTAAACACAAATATAAAGAAAACTTTTACAAACTTGATTGGGGAATATCTCACTCTTGCTTTGAATATGAACCATTTGGATATGGAATATTTGAAGCAGTCGATTGGGGTAAATTACCAATATTACATGAAAACTGGCATGTTCCACTTGATTACAAATACAAGGCAAAAAGTAAAGAAACATTTGATAAAACCTATCAAACCATTTGTGAAGACAGTTGGGAAACGAAGTATAATGAATTTGAAAAACTTAAAAGTTGGATGAAACAACATTTTTCAGACAAAGAAAGTTGGAAACAAAAACTTTTAGATATTTATAACGAGAATAATATATAAAAAAATGGCAAGAACTGATTTATCTTTAGGAAATTTATATAGAGCCGTAAGTGGTTCTGCAAGACCAGGTGCAGTTTCAATGGGTGCATTGAGTGGAAATAGTAGTAATAGTTCATTTATTGGTTTTGCAACCGATGGAGTTACTGTTACACCACCTACTTTTACATATATTGTAGAAAGTACAACCGAAAATGCACAATTTTCATTTAACTCAACTGGTTCTTTGTTTTATTCAAAAGTTCAACAACAATTAAATAACTATACTTGTTCTTTTAATAACTCAAACTTTACAACTGGTTCAAAAACATTTGGAACAGGTCCTTCGGTTTTTCCAATCACTCCTGCAGCAATTAACGCATCTAACTATTCTGAAGCTTCTGCAGTTTTGACAATGAAATATGAAGATGGATATAATATAAATGCAACAAACTACGGAACAGTTTCTACAAAAACATTATATGCAGTTGATGTTTATAACACAATCAACGAACCAGATTTTTGTTTATTATTCGGAACTAAAATTCAATTAGCAAACGGAAGTGAAATAAATGTAGAAGATTTACAGGTTGGTGATGTAATTAAATCTTGGGTTCCTGCAGGTTTACCTGATGAAAACCAAGACTCAGAAAGTGACCAAGTTGAATGGAGATTTCATTATTCCGATGATTTAGAAGGTAATTCACAAAATGTAACCGTAAAGGATATTACTTTTAATTTTGCAGAAGGATATTTTTCTTTAAATAATGGTTTAATAAATGCAACCGAAACTCACCCATTATATGTTTGGGACAATGAAATTTCTAAATACAAGTTTAAAAATGTAGGTGATATATTACCTGGAGATAGACTTATCATGCAAGACCAAACTGAAGTTGAAGTTACTAATATTGAAATTATAACATCTGATGTCGAAATTGTAACTATAAATGTGGAAAATGCCGATGTGTATATTTCAAATGGTTTAATTTCACACAATAAAGGAACAACAACACAACCATACATTCCATCTTCTGGATTAAGAATGTACTTAGACCCATCTAAAGCATCTTCTACAAATGGAACGGATACAACCGATTGGTTAGACCTTTCTGGTTATAATACAGGTGTAAGACCGGCCGGTGTATCAAACGCAGCAGGTATTAGTGGTGGAAACCCTGGATATAACGCAGGAGCAACTAGAAAAGATAAATATTTTACAGGTAACGGAACAAACCAATTCTGGTATAAGGATACTACTTCAAATATCAATGGTGGATTAACACAATTCAATACTAACACAGGTACAATTCATATGTGGATTAGACCTACAACATTGGGAACTACTACAAGACATTTATTTGATTATGCTGGATATTATGGCATGGCATTGGAATCATCTAATAGTTCTGCATTGGATAGATTAAAATTTTATGGAAGTGGATTGGGAAATAGTGCACAAATTACTGTAACAATACCATCTGCAAATGTTTGGAGTATGATTTCAGTAGCATTCCAACCATCCGGAACTTGTACATTCTACATTGACGGAAGTTCAGTTGGAACATTTACATCATCTGCATTTACGGCACCATCATCAACTAACTATTTGACAATTGGAACCAATAGTGCAAGAACAACTTTCTATAATGGACAGATAGGGCCAGTATTGTTCTATAATACATTACAAGATTCAACAACAGTTGCACAGGTTTATAATTATTTCTCTCCAACATATAAGGTATAATTTATTGTTTTGAGTTGAAATATTATATTTATATTGAGAATTACTAAATTTAAATTAAAGCATATAAAATGGCAGAAAAAATTGTATCACCAGGCGTATTCACCAAAGAAAACGACCTTTCATTTTTACAACAAGGTGTAGCTGAAATAGGTGCAGCATTCATTGGCCCTTTCAAAGAAGGCCCATTAGTTCCAACAATCGTTAATTCACAAACCGAGTTTGAAACTTTGTTTGGAGCAGTAGATGGAACTTATTATACTGAATTAGCAGTACAAAATTATTTAAGAGAAGCAGGAACAGCAACTATTTGTAGAGTAGCTGGAGTTGATGGATATACCGAAACAGCTCCTTTATTATTAACAGTAGCATCAGCATCAGTAACTGCATCAGTTGGTATCTTATTTAATACTACATCTGGTTCAAACGCAGGTTTTGCAGGAACAACTGTAGCACCAAACGGAAATGGTGATTTCTTATTATCAGGTTCAAATGCTGGTTTATTATCTGCATCTTTGGATTCTTCTGATACAAATGATATCGAAGCGGTATTTGGAACATCTCCTTATGGTTCTAAAAAACCTTATGTATATGGTTTCTTCAAAAATCATAGTGTAGTATTTGATTCAAATGCAACTGCATCTGTAACTGTTTTGGGTAACCAATCATTCACAATGGACGCACAAGAAGCTTTGACTCCAATGATTCAATCACAATTGATTAGTGGTGAAAGATTTAACTTATTCCAATTTGAAACTTTAGGAGCTGGAAATAAAGCAAACACTAAAATTAAAGTTGGTATCACAAATATTAAAGCTGCAGGTTCTATAAACGGAACGGATTACGGAACATTTACAGTTGTAGTTAGAGCATATGACGATACTAATAAGAAAAAGAATGTATTAGAAACATGGGCAAATGTAAATTTAGACCCTAATTCTCCAAACTATATTTCAAGAGTAATCGGTGATAGAAAATTAACAATTGATTCAACTGGTAAAATAACTGAATCTGGTGATTGGGTAAACAATTCAAAATATGTTAGAATTGTAAACTTAAACGAAAACTCTCCAGTTCAAGCAGTACCATTTGGTCACGCAGCTTATCAATTACCAATATCTGCATCAACTGCAGTATCTGCTTTAGTACCTGCAGTAACTTATGTAAGTTCTTCAGCAACAGTATATGGTGGTATTGATTTAGATGGTAACACAGACAACTCAATCTATTTGAAACCAATTCCAGTAGGTGCAACAACAGGTGCAAACGCTGTATTTGGATTGGACGCATCAAATGGTGGTTCATTATCGGTAGGTTCTTCAGTAGCACAATTCGTTGTAGCATTCCAAGAAGGTTTTGATGGTATGAATCCAGCAACTCCAATTTATAAAGGAGCTGACATAACTTCAGGAAACTCACAAGGTTTTAATTTATCATCTTCAACAGCAAGTGGTTCAGTAGCATACGCTAAACATATTAACGCTTTATCTAACGCAGATGAGTGGGATATCAATATGGTAGTAACTCCTGGTGTTGTAAGAAGATTACACTCTTCAGTAGTAACTGATGTTTTGGATATGGTTGAAGAAAGAAATGATTGTTTCTATATTATGGATTCAACATCGGTAAGTGATTCAATTTCACAAGCAACAACTCAATCTGACGCTGTTGATTCTAATATGGTAGCAACTTACTATCCTTGGGTTAAAACAATTGATGTTAACACAAACAAATTAATATCAGTTCCACCTTCAGTATTATTACCAGGTGTATTCGCAAGTAACGATAGAGTAGCAGCTGAATGGTTCGCACCAGCGGGTTTGAATAGAGGTGGTTTGACAGGAGCAGTTAGTGTATTGAATAGATTAACTCAATCTGAAAAAGATACATTATACGAAGCAAAAGTTAACCCAATCGTTCAATTCCCAGGTCAAGGTATCGTAGTATTCGGACAAAAAACATTACAAGATAAACCATCTGCATTAGACAGAATCAATGTAAGAAGATTGTTATTAACTGTAAGAAAGTACATTGCATCTACTTCAAGATATTTAGTATTTGAACAAAATACTTCTGAAACAAGAAATAGATTCTTAAACATTGTTAACCCTTACTTAGAGGCAATCCAACAAAGACAAGGTTTATACGCTTTCAGAGTTGTAATGGATGAAACTACTAACACACCAGATGTAGTTGATAGAAACATTATGAAAGGAGCTATTTACTTACAACCAACTAAGACAGCTGAATTCATTCAAATTGATTTCAACATCTTACCAACTGGAGCAGCTTTTAACGGATAATTTGAAAAACAGATATTTATAATAGAATAACATAAAAATAAAAGAAAATGCCAGAAATATTAGAGTTTGATAAAATGTTTTATAAGAATTTTGAACCAAAACTTGGTAACAGATTCATTATGGAAATCAACGGTATTGAGTCATACATTATCAAAACAGCAAATAGACCAACTTATAGTTCAGAGCCTGTTGTTTTAGACCACATAAATGTACAAAGAAAGATTAAAGGTAAATCTACATGGGATGATGTAAACATTACTCTTTATGACCCAATTGTACCATCAGGAGCACAAATGGTAATGGAGTGGATTAGACAATCACATGAGTCGTTAACAGGTAGAGATGGATACGCTGCTTTCTATAAGAAAGACATCACTTTCTACTTATTAGGACCAGTTGGTGATAAAGTAGAACAATGGACTTTAAAAGGTGCATTTATCTCTCAAGCTAACTTTGGTGAATTGGATTGGAGTACAAATGACCCAGTTTCAATTGAATTACAAATATCTTACGATTACGCTATTTTAGAATACTAATTGTAATAAAAAATACAAAAATAAAGGGGAAACAGTAATGTTATCCCCTTTTTTATTTTTTAAAAACTTAATATATATAATAAACACATTAGTTATATTATGGAACAAAACATAGAGCAACAAGTTGCAAGAGGATTAGGTGGACAACCACAACAACACATTAGAAGAGATTATCCATTCCCAACCGAAATTATTAGTTTACCATCAAAAGGATTAACATATCCTGAAGGTAGTCCATTATCAAAGGGAGAGATTACAATCAAATTAATGACTGCAAAAGAAGAAGATATTCTTACTTCTACAAATCTATTAAGAAAAGGTATTGTATTGGACAAATTATTAGAATCAATCGTAGTTGAACCAGGTGTTAACATTGGTGATTTATTGATTGGTGATAAAAATGCAATATTGATTTCAAGTAGAATTTTAGCTTATGGTCCTGAATATAATGTTACCGTTACTGACCCTACTGAAAACGAACCAGTTGATGTTAAAGTTGATATGACACAATTAAAGATTAAAGAAATTGACGAATCTTTATTGAATAGAAATAACGAATACCAATTAAACCTTCCAAAATCAGGAACAAAGATTAAATTTAAATTATTAACACATGCAGATGAACTTGCAATTACAAAAGACATCGAAGCTAGTGAAAAAACTTTAAAACAATCAAACGAAATAACGACAAGATTAAGACGTGTTATAACTGAAGTTGAAGGTAATAGAGATTTAGGACATATAAGTAATTATGTTATCAATCAATTACAGGCAGCCGATTCAAGAGCTCTTAGAAAACATATTCAATCATTAACACCTGATATTGATTTATCATTTGAGTATACTTCACCATTTACTGGAGAGAAGGAGGCTCTTAAAGTCCCAATAGGACTTGACTTTTTTTACCCTACCGACTAACTATTCCGTTTTATTACACCAACAAATATTTAGTTTAATTTACAATTCCAACGGAGGTTTTAATTGGAATGATGTGTACTTTATGCCTATTAAGTTAAGAGAATTTTATTGGAAAGAACTTATAAAGGCAAAAGATGCAGAAGCTGCCGTTTATGATAAGGCAACAAAAAAGAATGCAAATACTTCCAGTACAATATCCAAAAGAAGATAAACTTATATAGTTTATATTTATTGTAAGAATAACCTTATTGAATGGCAAAAAGAACATTTAAATACAAACCTGTAAGTACCAATACCGATGATACTGGTATGGAAAGAAGTATAACATACTTTAATAAAAATGTTACAAACTTTTCATCTTCTACGGAAAGACTTATTAAAAGTATAGATACATTTACTAAATCAGTTGATGCATTTAAGAAAACCGTTGAAGAAGATAAAAAGACAAGGGAAAAAGACAAAAAGGATAGAGATAAGGAAAAAAAATCGGATAGTAAAGGTGATGGTGGGGATAGTGCAAATAAAGCTTGGGCTAGAAAAACTGAAAAAGGCCTTACAAAATTCCAACAACAAGGTGCCAAATTAGGATTAAATAGATTACAACAATTTACGAGTGATGTATTTGGAAAAAAAGCCGCTAGAAATATGACTAGAGGTATGGCCAAATTTGCAGGTTCAATTGGTGGTAAAACTGGAGGTGGATTTGGTGCAGGTATGATGGGTAAAGCTATGGGTGGGTTGGGTAGTTTAGCCGGTACTGCTTTAAGATTTGCCGGGCCGATTGGTGCAATTGCCGGTGTTGCAAAAATGGCATTTGATTTTTGGGATAGTGGTGGATGGGCTAAAATGAAGATTGGTGCAAAAATGTTAACTGGTAACAAAATGGATAAAGCATCTGATTTAACAGATGTTAAAAATTCATTAGAAGGAACCGAACAAATGCGTAAACTAAATGCTGATTACAACTATATGGTACCTTTGCAGTTAAGACAACAGGCTGCAGATGACATGTTACAATACAATAAAGGTATTGAACAAGACCAATTAAATTATAGTCAGGGATTGGTTAAAGATAAGTTGGAATATGAAATGGGATTGAGAAAGGATGCAATACAATTCGAATTCCAACAGGCAATGGAAACATTGGATGCTGAAATGAATAAAAGAAAAGATATTCAGGCATCTGGTATGTCTTTTATAAGTCAATATTCTAAAATATCGGAAAGAGCTTTAAAGGCAATAGGTTCATCTACAAAACAAATCATAGAAGGTATTGCAAAATTCCAATCGGTTTTTGGATTGAGTGTAAAAGATAGTTTTTCATTATCAGAAAATGCACAAGGTTTGGCATATCATTTCGGAGTGGGTGCAGAAGATGTTCAAAATATGACAAATCTTTTCCGTTTAATGGGAAAAACATCTGCAAAAACGGCACAAAATTTAATAGGTGGTATTACAGAATTTGCAAAAATAAATAAATTAGCACCACAAGCAATATTTGCACAAATTAAAGATGCAGGAGAAGATATATACAAATTTAGTAGTGGAACTGCAGAAAATTTTGTAAAACAAGCCGGATTACTTACAAAGATGAGTGTATCAATGTCACAAATGATGAAGGCATCCGATACAATGGTTTTAAATTACAAAGATAGTATTAAAGCAGAAATGTCTTTATCTGCTATGCTTGGTAAAAATGTAAATTTATCTGAAGTTAGAGCTAGATTGATGAGTGGTGACCAAACTGGTGCTGCATCTGCATTAAAAACTGCATTGGGTGGAGTAGATATTGGTTCAATGAATGCATTCCAAAAACAAGCTTTGACACAGGCAACCGGAATGGATATATCGGCTTTGATGGGTTTACAACAAGGTAAAGAAGGAAGTTTAACCGGTGGATTGAGTGAAAATGCAAAGGCGGGTAAACAATTTGCAGATGGTGCATTACAACAAGATATTGCAAATGCTGGAGCAAAACTTAAATTGGAACAAGAACAAAGAAAAAAAATGTTAGAGTTTGAACAAAGACAGCGTTTAATTATGTTGACATTGGAACAAGCTCAAAGAATGGATGGTATTGCATTAGAACAAAAATATAGGGCTTTAATAGCTGCAAAAGGTTATGAAGATGCAAAGGACACAATGGCAATGGAAATGATAAAAGACCAAGCATCAAAATTTAGTTCAAATTTGGCTTCAGGAACTGCAAGTACATTGAATAAAACGAATTTAGATGTAAATGCAAAATCTGATTTTACAAAAGCAATAAATGGTGTAGATGCTGGACTTAGTCAATTAATCAGTAGTGGTGCAATCAAAGGTACAGATACCAGATTGGCGGATTATTTAAGTGCAAAAGATGAAATTTTACAAAGTGTTGGAAAAAAAGGTAAAGATGGAAAAACACCCACTTCTACGGAAATTGCAACAAAACTTGCAGATGCAATGACAAAATCATTTGGTGGAGAAATAAAACAATATAACGACGCGGTAACCAAAAAGACAAATGAAACCAATGCACAAATTGCAGCATTTCAAAAAATAGTCGATGGTCAAAATCAAATAGATTCTGTTAAGGGTGGTCGTGGTAGTGCAAGTTCAGAAATGGTAGATTCATATAATAAAGCGATTGACAATGCTAAAAAACAATATCCTGAATTATTTACACAATTTGAAAAATCATTAGGAGGAAATGTTCAAAACTGGTCAGCTGGAAAAAATACAGAATTTATAAATGGTTTAAAACAAACAATTCCAAAACCATTGGATGCTAAAGGTGCAGCTGCAGCAACTGCAGATGGAAATAAAGCAGTAGTAAATGTTGGAAATGCACAAGTAACGGCTACAGGTGTTGCAGTAGAACAACAAAAAACTATGTTAAGTAATGACGAATACGGATTTGCACTTCAAGCAGAAATGGTTGCTTTATTGGGTCTATCTACACAAGTATTGACACAAATAATGCATTTAACACAAAATGAAGATTATGTTGTAAAACTTGATGGATATACATTGACTGATAGTCTAAGACAACTAGCTCGTAGAAATTACGCCGTAGCTAGATTTGTATAATATTTGGAATAAAGATATTTATAAATAAATACTATTATTTAGAAATGCCAACAATACAGGATTTATTTAAGTCAAAACAAAAAGAAATATACGGAAATGATAACATCCGAATAGAAAGTAGGGGATTAATAAATCCACCAAGAGGTGCAGCATTACTTACATCATCTCCAAATGCTATTGCAGATTTAATTGGTAACCAAATTGGTGGTGCATTGGGTGGTTCCGCAAATAGACCATCTGATACTATATTTAGAGATTCACTTCCTTTTAGAAAACCAATATCTTTGGGTAAAACCGAACAAGGTTTGAAATATGCTGTGGTTTCTGGTAGAGATTATTATGTAAAAAAATCACCATCTCCGGCATCAATTTTAGCAACATTAAATCAGGGTGCATCAAATCCGGCCGGTATGGCAACCAGTTTGGCAATTAAAGGTGTTACAAAAGGAGGACTTAAGGAATTAAAAGATAAGTTAAAAAATAAAACAAGTAATGATTATACTAATTTTGTAAAATCTTCCGATAATAAAACATCTCACAACTTAGATTTAGAAGGTAAAAAAAGAACAGGAATATTTGCTGGCAAAAATATACAGCTTAGAACTATAACCGAAAAAGGTGGTTGGTCTGCAGGGGCTGATTATATACAAAAAAAGGAATCATTTTCTTCTAAAATAGAATTGGATGAAGCAATAAAAAAATATAGAGACGCAAACCAAGTATGGGTTACATTTAAAAAATACGGAAACCAAACCATTGTTCCATTTATAGGAACCGTTACTTCAATAAATGAAGATATTAATCCAGAATGGAGTGGTTTTAGATTTATTGGTTCACCCTTCAAAGTAAATAGATATCAAGGAGTTGAAAGAAGTTTGAAATTTAATTTAAAATTATATTACACAACACCTGCAGAAAAAAATACAATGATTAAAAAAATAAATTATTTAAAATCATTGACTTTTCCATATGAAGAAATTTCTCAAATTACATATGGTGGTGGTAATGCAACTTCTCAATATGCATTTTCACCTAATTTACTTTATGTTAGTATTGGTGACATGTATAAAAATGTTTTTGGTTTTATGGAATCTTTGTCTTTTAGTGTTGAAGAAAGTGTACCTTGGCCAAATAATGATGCAAACTTAAACAATGATGGTAGACCTGGTCTTATGAAAATGTTTGGAATTAAATACGATAATCATTTATACCCATCAGTTGTGGATGTTAATATTGGTATTAAAATAATTGAAAACCACAAACCGGAAACACAAATGGGTGGTATAACTAAATATAAATACGATTTTGATGGTATAACATATGATACAACATATGATGATAAAATAGGACTTGATACTCCATTTAACATAAGAGAAATAAAAGAACCTAAATAATCAAATTAGTGAATTATGACAAATAGATATCAGTATTCAAAAACATTGACTTTAAAAAATACTAAAAAAAAGTATTTAGGTAGTGTTATTTATCCAAAAATAAAGCCATCAAATGATGATTTGTATATCATATCCGAAGGTGGTGATAGATTGGATATTCTTGCTTCAAAATATTATGGTGATAAAACATTATGGTGGATTATTGCAACCGCTAATAATTTAAATGATGCATCTTTATCTATCACACCTGGTACACAAATGAGAATACCATCAAATTTATCGGAGATATTGAATGATTTAGAAAAAATAAATAAATAAGTTATGCCATTTCCTTTTATAGCTCCACTAAAACCATGGATAGTTAAAAAATTAGAAAAAAGAGAGTCTGACCCACAGGCGTCATCGACACTATCTCCTTTTGCAATGTTAACAAGTGGTGCAGTGGTAGTAAGTGGTGGAAAAGTTGAAGAACTATTTAAAACAAGAGCATATGGAGATGCATATCATGGATGTGTTATAACCAATACAACCGACACATCAAAATTATATCAAACAGGAAATACAATAGTTGGATATGATTTGAATGGAAAAGAGATTGCCGTTTTGGGTGAAAAAAATAGAAGAGTATCAACTCCAATAATAGAAAGTATAGAAATTAATTCAAATGGTGGAAATAATACTTTAAAAGTTGCAGAAGTTAAAGTTAGAGTATTTACATTAAAACAATTGGAAATGTTTGAATTGTTTTTTTTAAGACCATCTATGAATGTTGTTTTGGAATACGGATGGAATGTTGATATAAGAAATACTGGAGTTTTAGGCCCTAATATTAAAAATGTTACAATACAAAAACATTTATTTGCAAAGAAAAATTGGACAAAATATAAATCGGACTATATTGATTATTTTACAGATACTAAAAAAGTAGTTGATTATATAAAAGTTTTAGAAGATACCGATGGTAATTATGATTTTATGCTTGGTAGAGTAACTAATTTTAATTATTCACCAACTCAAGATGGTTCATATGAAGTAAATATAGAAATATCGGCTGGTAATGAATTACAATTATGGCCTGCATACAAATCCGCTAGAAATTCATCAAATACTAAGAAAAAAGATAAAAAGGCAGTTACCAATTATAAATCATTCATTGAAAAAGTATCTTCGGATTTAAATATACCTGAATTAAATACAATTTTTAAAGATGAAAAAAAATGGAAAGATGAATTTTTTAATTATGGTATTACAAACGAAAAACAAAAAAATACCGTTGTTTCAAAAACACCATTTCTTTCATTTAAAGCAATTATTCATATAATAAATAATTTAAAAACTATTAAAAATCCAGCAGAAGGAATTCAATGGGAAACATATTCATATAAAGATGAACCAATAATACCTGTTAATTCCAATCCATATATAATATCGACAAATCCATACATATTGATTCCCGGAGAACTTCCAGGAATAATAGTTACAAAGGAGAATAAAGATAATAGGATTGTTGTATCAACAAATGATAAAGATAGACAAAAATGTTTGATAAATAAAAAATCTTTTAATTTAAATAACACAAAAATATTTGATTTTGATAATTTTAAACCAATAGAAAAATTGTCTCCAATTGAAATAAAATCAAATGTTACAAACGAAACAATAAAGGTGGTTCCAAATACAGGAAATTTATTGAATATATTTTTTAGTTATGAAAGATTTTTAGAAATCGTAGATGTTGCAACTTCATTGTCGGAAATTATAACACCTATCTTACAGGCAATTGATGATACTATGATGGGTCTAACTAATTTGGAAATTCAAAAAATTGATGATGGCCCAAGTATTGGTAAGTTGGAAATAGTAGATAGAAAAAAACAACACCCACCACCACCTCCACCATCAAATGGTACAAACCCAATTTATAAATTTAAAATGGGGCCTAAATCATCTATCATTAGGAATTTCAGTTTTGATATGCAATTAAGTACTTTAATGCAAGCTCAAGCTTTATACTCAACCCAACTTGCAATTGCAAAGGCAAAAAATAAAACCAATACGGCAGCATCTAAAGAAATTGGTAATTACATATCTGCAGATTTATCTTATGCACCAAATGCGGATGGATATTTTTCAATAAATGATATGGAAATATCTTTAGTAGATAAAATGCCAATACCGACTATTGAAAAAACAGCAGAAGAAGAAAAAGAAGAAGTAGAAAATTTAAAAGAAGTAATTCAAGGAAAATATACCAAATTTTTAATAAATGGTGAAATCAAAAATATGGTATACCAAGACTCAGGATTAATACAATTGTATTTATTACCTAAAGCTAATGCAAATACATTAGCATTAACATTTTTAGAAATAACATTGGGTATAGATGGGTTGGCTGGTTTTAGTTGTGGAGAATATTTTAATATAGAAGGTATTCCCGAAATATACAATAAAAATGGTTTTTTCCAAATTTTAAATATAAAACAAGGCCTTGATGAAAATGGTTGGAAAACAACATTAGAAGCCGGGTTTTTATTAAAAAATGAATAGTATGTATAGTAAATTAGTAAGTGGAAACCAATCATATTCATTAGATTTTCCAAAAACAATTGTACCATCACCAACCGAATTAGATTATGAAAATGGATTCATAGAGAGATATTTTGCACAAAAAGTAAATGATGGAAATGGATTTGTTTTTGAAATAGACTCACAGGAGTATTTAAAATTATTAGAAAACCCATATTGGATAGTTGAAAAAATGATATGGAGAATATCTGGCCCAATTAATGCCATATACAATGATTTATATATGTTAACGGATAAAGGTGTTATTGCATCTAACAATTCATCTATTTCTATAATTTCAAATAAAATAAAAAATATAAATCTATATTTACCAAATCTATTACAATATCATAAACGATAAATTTGGTATTATAAATAATTTTTAGTATATTTAATTATAAACAAAAATAAAGTTATGTCAAAATTTAAACATCTTACTAGTGAAGAAATCCAACAAATGACATTTGATTGGAGATATAGAGGTTGGACTGTATTAGAATTACTTACCGAATCAGAAGTTGATGAAGTTAATGAAGAATTAAACAGATTGCGTTTAGAAAGAAATGCAGCTGAACCTGAAAAATGGCAGGAGTTTGAACCATTTATGTATCCTCACAAATTATCAGATAAATTAGAAGCATTGTTTGCTCACCCTAAGTTGATTGAAGCAATGGAATTTTTAATGGAAGGTGATATTGTTGGAATGCAAACTTGGGCATATTTTAAACCAAAAGGTGAATTAGGTAGAGACCAACACCAAAATGCATTCTACACAGGATGTGGACACAATGAAATTGTAAATACTGCATTAGCATTAGATAATCACGACCCTGAAAATGGAGCAGTATGGAACTATGAGGGTTCACATAGATTACCTGTTTTACCAGTTGAAGATAACGAAGAAAGAAAAGCAACAAATACATCAAACTGGAGAAGTGAGAGAGGTATCAGTTGTGTAATGCCTGAAGGACATGATTTCCGTAAGGTAGAAGGTTATTTGAAAAAAGGACAAGTAGCATTATTACACTCACATGTTGTACATGGTTCTGACCCTAATAAAGACACCACAAGAATGAGAAGAAACTTCTTAGGTGGATATTTAAAGAAGGGTGCATATTTCAAACCTGGTAATCAAATGAAAAGAGAACCAATTAATATTTACGAATTAAGAGAAAAACATTGGGGAGAATAGATTTTGTAATCTCAAATTTTTTTAGTATATTAGTAGGGTATGATGAATCTAATTGAAGATAAGTCTACCCTACTTTCTTTTTTGGGTGGAAATGTAAATATTGACCTTATAGTTCCTGTATGGAGTTCTCATAGAGCACATCCATTAGGAACCCGTTTGTCTTTTATATATTTTAGACAATCGAATGGTGATGATGGTATTATTAATTTCAATCATATAGATGCAAAGAAGTTAGAAAAGTTTGATATATCTAAGTTAGTCCATGCAAATACCTTAGTTTTAGACAATCGTTATTTAAACACAAAAGGATTGGATTATGAGTGGGTTTATTTTGAAGAGTATGGGAAACCATTTATATTTAATGAGGTCGTAGAATCGGTTTATAGGGGGTATAGAAACGACTTTAAAGAGTTGAATGATTGTGTTCCTTTAATGAAGTGGTATGAAGTCCTAAAGGAAATCCCAACAATTTCAGAAACAAAAGAATGGTATAGAAAATATACATCAGCAATCCAAACATTGGGAAGGCTGGAAGGGGCTGGGGTAAAAGTCGTTAGAGAAAAATTTATTGATAGTTTTAACTTCAACGAGCAATACATCAAAAAAGGTGATATCGTTTACACACAATATAATCCATATACAATAACGGGCAGACCTTCCAATAGACACTTAGGAGTAAATTGGTCTGCATTAAATAAGTCGGATGGTACAAGGTCAATGATTATTAGTCGTCACCCAAAAGGAACTCTGCTACAATTTGACTTTGAATCATATCATATCCGTTTGATTGGCAAGATGGTGGGATATGAGTTTCCAAAGGGTATGACGGCCCACCAACACCTTGCTCAAATGTATGGAACGGATATAGAAACTGCAAAGAAAATAACCTTTACTTATTTGTATGGGGGATTAGACGACAATGCTCGTAACATTGAATTTTTTCAAAAGGTAGATGAATACATTAAGGGGTTATACCAAAGGTTCGTCATTTCGGGAAAACTAACGACACTCTTATACAAAAGAGAAATACCTTTCCAACGAATAGAAGGTGTTACCGAACAAAAGGTATTCAACTATTTACTACAATCTTTGGAAACTGAAATCAATTATATGAAGATTGGTGAGGTATTGGAGTTTTTGATGGGGAAAATGTCAAAAATGGTTTTATATACCTATGATGCCTTTCTTATAGACACTCACCCGGTAGAAAGAGATGAGATTATAAAATCCGTAACCGACATAATGGAGAGAGGTGGTTTTCCGGTGAAAATTGAGGAAGGGGAGAATTATGACAATTTAGAGGTTATTAGTTAAAAAATTATATTTATATCATATAATTATGTTAGTATGAGATTAGTGAACCTTATTCCTTTGAAAGAATATTATAACCCAGCTGAAGCTTTTAATAAGAAAGTAAGTAGAATGACGAATAATAATGACCATTCTTCAGCAGCTGTTGAATTGGCAATCTATTTAGATGATAGAGATGCTGTTAGTAAGTTACAAAAAATAAAAAGACAACACGATAAGGATGGTAGTATATCTCCAGAAGATGCAAAGAAGAGAGATAAGATGGTAGATGATTTGTTGAAAAAAGCTAAAAAAGATTTAACTAATAAAGATTATACATTAATAAGTAATTCATTTTAAAATAGATTATAAATGTCAATAAATTTTCAAGAAATCCTTAAAGAATTAGAATATCGTGTAGAGAAAGGTATTATAGATTTAACAAAAGAGGAACAAGTTACAAAATTAACACAAATCTTAAAAGAGAATGGTGTAAGTGGTGCAAATGAAATTGCACAAAAAGCAAGAGTATATTTTTCTTATATCAACGAAGCTCCAAAGAAAAAAGGTGATGCTGGATTAGAAGCAGCCGCTGAATTTTTTAAAGATAAGAGATATAAAAATAGTAAAGGAAATGATGTTGCGTTTACAACAGCTATAAATTATAATGACCCATCGGATTCTGCACATAGTGCGGCTATGGCCGATTTTGAGGCATTTTTAAATGCAAACAAAGGTAAGTATGGTAGTATAGAAAAGGCAAAACAACCTGAACCAGAAATACCTGGTACAAGTGTTTTTGGTAAAGATAAAGGTGGTAAAGTATTTGAACCAAAACCTGAGCCTACTCCAGAACCTACAAAATCAAAAGAAAAAGAAGAACCTACAAATAAACCTGCAGGTGAAGAAGATGAAGATGCAAATGAATCACCTAAATATGATAGTAATAACCAATATCAAAGAGCGATTGCAGAAGCTAAATCTTCACAAGAATTACAAAAAGCATTGACTAACTTACATGCAATTGAAGAACAAAAAATGTTCAGAGATAAAAAAGCAGGTGCGGGTGGTATGGTTGCATCTACGGGTGAAAGTATGTATGTAGGAATATCATCGGATTTGATACATGGTACAGATGATGTTAAAAAATCGTCAATATATCAAAAAAACTTACAACTTAGACAAAAGAATACACAAAAAATATTAGATAGTCAAAAAGGTAGAGAATTTAAACAATTGGCAACGGAATTGGAAGCAATTACAATTTCTCAAAAATTAGATTTAAAAAATTCGAATGATTTAAAATCTGCAGTTCAAATTTACAACGAAAGAGAAGCATATGTAACTGCATATGATTCCGAATTTAAAAAGACAAATGTAGGAAGGGATAGTAAATTTAAAAAAGAAGAAGCTAGAACAAGTTGGATTAGTGCAGCTTATATGGGTTCATTATCGTTAATTAAAAATGGCCCTGCAAATTGGAATAGAGAGAAAGGAAACGGAACTGTAATGAAAGCAAATGGTGTGACCGATGGTGCAACCGAAGAATTATTAAATAATAGATTAAAGGCTGCAAAGACTCCAGAAGAAAAGGCACATTATGAGAGAGAACTTAAAATGTGGAATAAATTTAAAGGATATCACGACACATATTTGGTTTATACAAATGATAAAGGATATGTTGAGGTATTCAATGTTTCTAACAAAAAAAGTAGAGATTTAAATGACCCACAAAATAATACAACTCCAGCTAAAAGATTGAAAAATTATATGGAGGAAGCTAAAAAACGCGGTGTTGATAAGGATGTGGTAGTGAAATTAGCAAAAGCAGAACAAAAGGCACAAAAAGGTGCAGAAGATATGAACGCAATTGCATTGGCTGGATTTGATGAAATAAACAAAAATGATATAAAATCAATTGCATATATAGGACAAAGATTATCAGGAAGAGGTAATATTAAAAGTGAAGATGATTCAACGGATGAATACTTAACAGCATTGGGTAATGACAAATTGATTAAGAATAAAATCAAAGAAGCAATCTTAAAAAAGAATCCAAAGGCAACGAAAGAACAAATTCAGGCAGCTCAAAATAATATTACACCAGAACAAACCGTTCAATATGCATTGGAAATTTGGAATGACCCAAATGTTGATAAATCGACTCTATCTGGAAATTATAGTAAATTTATATTGAAGATTGGAACTTTATCACAGAGTATATATGATAAGTCTAAATCAATGACACCAAAAGAAATATCACAATCAATGGGTGGTGTATATACTCCAAAAGATATTGAAAATATATTAAATCCAAAAACTACATTAGGAAAAACAATGGCTGCATTGAAAGATGTAAAAGAAAGACATGCTGCTGGTTTAAATGGTGTACACGTTGGATTTATGAATGATTTACACAAAGCAGACGGAACAAAACCAGGACACACAGGTCCTAATGGCCCTGCAGTTCAAACATATGTTGCAGGAACTCTATCATCTTTACACATAGATACCTATGTTGAAAACTATGATGATAAAGTTTTAGTTGAAATGGGTGGAGTTGGTGTAACACCACGTGATATGAGAGAGTGTATGGCAAAATTATCAGGATATACCGGTAAGTATAATACTCCGGAAGAAAGAAAAGCATTAAAAGAACATTTAATAAAAAGTGTTAAAGTAGATGCAACAACCGGTGCAGTATATTTAGTTGGAAATGATGGGAATAATGTTAGAATAGCTAGTGATACCTGGAGACAAGCGGGTGCAAATACTAAAAAAGTTGCAACAGCATATGGTCCTGAATTACAAACGTGTTTAAAAGGAAGTGTAAAAAATAGAAAATAATGAACACACAACTACTTTGCCTTTTTACAACAAAGGAAGAATTAGATAAATCGGTTAATTTTATATTAACAAACTATACTCTAACCAATCCAAATGTTTTCATCTTAGAAAGTAAAATAAGACCTGAAGAGGCTTTTATTACTTTTAATGTCGAAAAAGGTTCTAATGCAATTCCTTCGGAATGGAAAACAATATTGGTACATAGAAAGAAACAATCAAATTCAATATATACAATCAACGCTTTAAATGAAGTAGTTAAGTCAAAAACAGGAGGTATGTTGGATAATTCTTATATGATTGATTGGGAAGAATTTAGAAATTGTATCTTAACCACATCCAATACAGGATACAAAATGATACCTACAAAAGTATTCAAAAGTTTCAATACTCAAAATTTGGAGAATTAAATTATTTTTCTTATATTTGATTTATGTCAATAAGAAAAAGATATAAACCAATCGAAATAACGGCTGACGAACCTTCTGATATTTTTGAAATAAATAAAATTGAACTTGCAAAGGCAATCGTTGATGGTATTGAACATGGTTTAAGAACTAAAAAGAAGAGAGTTGACTTTGCAAAGGTATTAATTAAAGAAGTTATTGTTATTACATTATCTATTGATAGTAGAGAATTTCCAGAACTTTTAGAAGAACAATTGCAAGTCCTTATTGATTATGAGGAATATGAATCATGTGCATTAATTGTAAAATTACAAAATAAATTAAATAAACAAAAAGTATAATTTTATGGGAAATCAACATGTACCTTTAACAATTAACGAAGATGGATTGGTTACATCCGTAGGAAAAAATAGTGAACTTTATGAAACCTGTATTATGTGTGGTAAAGAAACTACTACATTAAAAACTACTCATGTCGATTTTAGATATGGATATGTTGAGGGAGCGGGTCAAATGTGTAGAGAATGTTATTTGGGTGAAAATAGAAACTTAATAACAATCGAAGGAAGAACAATTTTAGACACTCCAAACGATAATGAATTGGGTGCAAAAGTTAGACAAATGTATTGGGATAGTAAAAAATAAGTTATGGTAGATAACAAAAAAGAAAAAGCAGAATTTCACATTGGAGATGGTAAACATTTGACTGTGAAAAGTTCAACAACTGCATTGATGCACGACCAATTAAAATTGATGACGGGCAATACAAAAAGTATTACATTAGATGTAGAAATTAAAGCAGACTTTGATAAAATTCCATCGGAGTATCATCATTTATTTATACAAATGATGCAAGTCAGATATGGTAGTATTATAAACTTATGGGATAATACCCAACCATTTGCAAAACCGGAAGTTAAGAAAAAAAGGTGGTATCAAATTTGGAAATAATATGAATAAATTAGTTGAAATTGCAAAAGCATGGTGGATTGCAGCAAATCCAACACCAGAACAATCCGAACTTGCAAAGAAAAGATTGGAAATATGTTCAACGTGTTCTTCAATGGAAGACTCTGTTGTATTTGGTAAAAAATGTGGAGAATGTGGCTGTCCTTTAGGTAAAAAAATATTCACACCTATGATGGGAAGCTGTGATTTAAAAAAATGGAATAAAGTAGAAAATATATAAATTATATGGAAATAAAAAAAGTTATGAAAAAATTAGAAAATAAAAAAGAATTTTTTCCCAAATCCAATCAAAGAGCAAGAGATATTATAGAAAATTCTAATATGAAAGAAATGGTAAACGGCCCTCAACATTATGGGGGTGTAGACAATCCATATGAAGTAATTAAAGTATGTGAAGCATGGGGATTAGACAAAGATGCATACTTATTTAATGTGGTTAAATATGTTGCCAGAGCGGGTAAAAAAGACCCTCAAAAGGAACTGGAAGACCTAAAAAAAGCGATATTTTACCTCGAAAGAAAGGTAAAAAACCTTCAAAAATAGATTTGGTAAATTGGAAAATTTTCCGTATATTTACTATGTAAAAGTTCAAAAAGGTTATATTTATCTATATAGGATATAGCTATAAAACCTTAAACTTAAAACAAATTTTTAAACTCTAAAACAACAAAAACAATGGACATTTCATTGGCACTAAAGAGATTTAGCTCTTTACAAAACAACACTAAAAAGTCGGACGCAATCTTTAAACCGGCAAACGGAAAATCTCAAGTGAGAATCGTTCCTTACAAGTTCAACAAAGACATTCCTTTCATTGAACTTTACTTTCACTACAACATTAACAACAAGACTTATTTGAGTCCAATGTCATTTGGTAGACCTGACCCTATCGTTGAGTTTGCAGAAAAACTTAAGAGAACAGGTGATACTGATGATTGGAAAGCGGGTAAGAAAATGGAACCAAAGTTAAGAACTTTTGTACCAGTTATCGTAAGAGGTAAAGAATCCGAAGGAGTAAAATTCTGGGGATTTGGTAAGACAGTTTACCAAGATATTTTAGGATATATTGCTGACCCTGATTACGGTGATATTACAGACCCAAACACAGGTAGAGATATCGTATTGGAAGTAATGTCAGCAGAAGAGTCTAACGCATCGTATCCAACAACTACAATCAGAGTTAAACCTGCAACATC